AAATCAAAATCTCTTCTTGTTATACCAATACTACAAAGGTCTTCATTTCCCCAAAATGGGTAAACTTCAATAGTTTTATTAAATGTTTTAATTTGTGGTAATGAATCAATATCGGAATCAGATTTAAATTCATAATTTGATTTAAAATCATCCACACCGAAACCTTTTCTAATAAAATCATATGGTCGTAATGAAAAACAACCAATATCTGATAAATCTAAATCAATATGTAAATCTTGAGATCCAATAGGTACACCCCATAACATGAAGTCACCGGAATCGTTAGTTTTTACTGTATATTTGTAATATTTTTCATAAACTTCTAAAATTTCATCTCTTGATAAAATATCAATTTGATCCGGGAAAGTTCCGGTTGGTTCGTGTCCACCATGTTGTTTTCTTGAGGGAAGTAAATTGTATCTATAACCTTCTTCAGTTGAATCAAGGACTGTTTTATATGGATATAATTCAGAAATAACCGGGTCATTCTCATCTTCATCCGATAATGGAATAAAGATAGATACCTTAGCGTTTGGAACACCTAAACCGTTATTAACTGAAATACGACCAACAACAACACCATAATCTGAACATAATGAAGTATATACCTCTTTTTGGGTTAATTTTAAAGATAAAATTTCCATTAATTCAAAATCCTGTTTTAACTCAACAGTTAATTTTTGATCTTTTCCTACAATTGCCTTAATTCTATGTTTTTGTATCATCTTAATATAAATAGAAAGTCAAATAATTTTTAATTAAAAGATACGAAAAAAAGAGATTAGTATGTAGTGGTTGCTAATGTTTTTACTCTAACCTTAATATCACTAGATGGGTATCTGATTTGGAAGATTTGATTTGCCTTCATATAAATGACCATATCAGTATCTTGTATTTCTTTAGTCGTGTCATCAGCATATGATTGTGAAACCTCATCGAGTGAGTATTTTCCGGAGAATTTATTAAACACTCTAACATCAATAACATTAACAATTCCACTAATATTACCAATATCTTTCCATAAATCACCTATGAATAATGGATCCCCCATTTTACGTTTTTCAACGGCAAAGAAATCTGTTGTAGATTCAATTGTTCTTCTTATAATGTCAGTTTGATTTTCATTTTTATTAACAACTAAATCAATTTCTAAACCAAAATCAATTACTTCACCACTTGTAATCTCAAGATAATCATTCATCATTCTGAACTTAGCTAAATAACTAAGAATATTATCTTTAAGTGTATTTGAAACAACAGTTGTTAAATTACCTTCATCATCATAAGATAATAATTTAATCTTAACCTTATTATCATCTTCCATAACATCAACTTTCGCTGGTGCTCCATATGTAGATGGCATTGTTTCAATTTTTGATTTATAATCATTAATTGTTACTGCTCTGTTTTGTGCAGCAAAATTATATGCAACCATATGTCTTACTTCTTCAACTGTCGGAGCATCTGCTCCACCAACCGCTGGAGTAATATTTGTTGTTTTTATAGAACGATAAACCTGTGTATTAATACCATTATTTGGTCCGTTTATTACAAAATCAATTGTATCAACCGAATTAATAACATTTATACCTAAATTAGTGTCTTTACCACCACCAACACGATATTTCACAAATAACGTTGTATTTGATGTTGGTATATTACCTAATGACATATTATTAAGGAATGATGCAATGTTAACTTTCATTGTTCCATCCATATAATCATTTAAATTATCCATTGGGTCAACATTTCCCGAACCAAAAGTAACAGAAAAATACCCTTCAGGTGTATATTCAGTTATAAATTTATTTGAAACACTAATATAATCCCCGGATTTAAAATTATTCCTATCTGAAACCGCAGTCGAGTTTTCAACAAAAACCTCATTTTCCATTAACGAACTAACTTCATACCATTTATTTGTACTTGACGCAAATTCAGAATATGTTGGATTCGATCCATAATTAGTTCCATTTTTATGTATAGTACTTGTAACACCTAAAACATTTTTTTCAGGTAAATAAAATTTAAAAAATGGTTTTTGATCTAAATCAGTTATTACCCTTCTATAAATTTTAGTTACGCCATTTACAACGGCATCTCGTTTTACAATCGTATATGAAACCAGTTTATTATTATTATCAAAATTTGGGATTTTTAATCTATTTGGTTCTCCTTTATTATTAAAAGGGTCTGAGAAATCAATATCTTCAATTGTTTCAAAAATTTGTCCACCACCTGAAACCTGTGCTCCCGCTCTTAGAAGACCTTCATATCTCTCATCGTCTTTATCACCCCTAACAGGTACAGTAATACTAAAATCACATAAAGCAACTGATGGTCTTAATCCCGGTAACCTAATTCCATATGTTTTTGCGATATGAAATAATGATGTTCTTTCTTGTGCAAAATCTAACATGGTTTCCTGCCATACTCTATCAATATGAAAATGTAAATTATCTGCAATCGCAGCATTTAAATCTAATAACACCGAATAAATCGAAGCATCATTAAAATTATTAATTAAATCAGGATAATATTGTCTGGTTAATTTTATTAAATCTTCTCGTAAACCAGCAAAATCTCTATTTGTATATGATATTTCTTTTCCCATTGTTTTTATATATTAATAATTATAAAGTCCGAAGTTGAAAACGTCCCATTATTTACTGTATAATCAATTTTGACTTTTGCTGTATATGGTTTAGTTGAGTCACCGGAAACCCTATATAACCTTTCATCTTCGTCTTGACTATATGAACGTGATTCATCTTCATCATCTTCCGCTGATATTATTTCAATTGTATTAATATCAAGATTAGGTATATATTTTTTTACCGAATCCCTTATTTCTTCTTCAATATATGTATATGTTATACTATCATTTTGATTAAAAATATATTCATATAATCTTGTTCCAAAATCAGGTAAATAATAACGACTACCTTTACGTGTTAACAACAAATGAATTAAATTTGCTCTAACTTCTCTTTCGGATGTTGTCGTCATTCTTAAATAATCACCAACATCACTATTTCTAAATGGAAAATCTATACCATATGTACTCATATCTATAAATATTAAAACTTTTAAAAATAAAATTTGGATATTATATATATTATCATTATCTTTGTTATATGAAAAAATCACTATTCATATTGTTAGTTATAATCTCGGTTATATTTGTTAGTTCCGGATTATTTGGTCAGGTTGATGAAAATGTAACTAAAAAAGTTGACTTATTAAAGATTGAATTGGAAAAGTCGGATTATATCCCTGTATGGGTTGTGATATCTAAAAAAAGATCCAAATATTTTAATGGAATATTATCGAACTCATCAAAAAATTCCTATCATTTACAAGGTAAAGCAATTGATTTATATGTTTTTGATATTAACGGTGATTCTGTCTTTGATAAAAAAGATACTGAAATAATGTATAAAACGATATTATTGATAGAAAAAAATCACCATGAATTGAAAGGTGGTTTCGGAACTTATTTTTCTAAAGATATAACTAAAAGAATGGTACATCTTGATATTAGAGGTAAACATGTAAAATACAACATGTAATTACTCAAACTTTAGAATATCTTCTGTTGTATCCGGTAACCAAAAACTATGTTGACCTATTTTTATAAATTTATTTACAGTTAGAATATCATCGTCATTAAAATTTATACAACCGTAACTCATTTTTCTTCTTTTAGGTGGTTTTATTTTATTAATAGAATCTAATCTTACCTTTGATTGTGTACCATGGAAACCAATTGGTATTAATTTACCATTTAAATCTTCCCATGAAATATATTTTGTACCATATATTGATTCGAAAAATCTTGACGTTAAAACAAGGCTTCTGATTTTACCTAAAAACCCCCATAAGTCGTTATCTCTCGTATAAATCCCCGATGGGGTATTTTTTACTGCAAATAATGGAGAACCAAGATAATCATCTTTAATTGTGTCAATTGCAGTTGTAAAACTACCCGTTTTTTGGTATTCTCCATAAGTTTTTTTGAGATGATCCATTAAACCATTAGTATACCAATTCGTAATTGTCATAATTTTTTTATCATCCCCACGGTGTTTCCCGGTAACAACATTAAATTTTCTATACAATGAAAAGTCACGATTAACAGCAAAAACCATTGAATTTCTATCATCTAAAATAGTAAATGATTTTCTAAATTTAATTGATTTTAAATATCTAATTTGTTGTTGTACTTGTTTTGATGTTCCACTTACCCATTCATAATTCTTAACAGGTTTAATGGATTTTATTCCCTTTTTAAAATAATAAGTACCAACAGTTGTATTTTTGAATGGTAAATTTAATGCATTAATAATGTACTTGTTATTAAATGACCCTTGGGGATCTAACCTAATTTTTTTAGCTTCACTTGGAAAAGTATCATTGAACCATTTTCTAAATTTATTTCCATCAAATGCATTTCTGAATGTGGTATTATCAAAAACTTTTTCTTCTTCTTTTTGAAAGAAACTGGGCACCCAACTTTTTTTATTCGATGAACTTAAATAAACTTTCCCTGCGGTTGAACCTTTATATGGGGTGTTTAATGCTTTAACGATATATGAATTGTCGAATTTCCCTTGAGGATCTAATTGTATTTTTTTAGCCTCCTTTGGTAGTTTTTTATTAAACCACATTCTAAATCCATCACCCTCATTTTTATTTTTAAAAACACCATGTCTAAAAGTTTGTTCATTAAGGGATATAATATCGTTAATTCTTTCTTTCTGTTCAAGTAAGGTCTTCTTCTTCATTGAAATACTTTAGATATAAATATAAAAAAAATCAGAATAAGAATTCCGATTTATAATTTGTTTCGGTTCTTTTGAATTTTTTTTAATGTTGAAGATAACATCATAAATTCATCATATGTAAAATAATCAGATTTTAAACGATTACAATCCCAGCAACAACAAACAACATTATCTTTAGTATATGATAAATTATTATTTTTTCTATCTAATTGATGAGCTCTACTATTTGTTTTACCCCAATATCTGGAATGTTTATTATAAATTAAATCTTTTCCACAATAATGACATTTTTTAATATTAATAATACCTAAAAATTCATCAAAAGTTAAATCAACTGTTATATTATTTTTTTTATGAACTCTTAATTCATTATAAATAAATTTATATGGTTCTTTTAATTGTGAACATCTACCACATTTACCACTATGTGTTTTTAATGATCCACCTTGAATCTTTATTTCTTTATTACATTTAATACAATTAAAAACATATAAATAATATCTATTCTTACCTTTTAAAAGTTTTTCTTTTTTAATACAATTTTCTTTTAATACCATTTTTGGTGTTTTTGTATAAATATCAGCAAAAATAAAATTAACCACATTTTGACCATGAACATTGTACACAAATTAAACATCCTTCTTTAAATTCAAAATTTTTACCTCCACATTCAGGGCATAACCCTTCTATTTTTTCACCATCTTTAATATATTTTTTAATAACACGTCCAACTCCATTTTTCCATGTATTAATATAATCTTCTTTAAAATTTAAAGAATCAATTAATTGATATATATATATTAATGGCATGCCATGTCTTAATACTCCGGATATAAATTTAGCGTAATTCCAAAATTCGGGATTAAATGAATAATTAAGACCTGTATGTGTTTGTTTTATTCCATTAGAATCGATATATTCAATATCGTAACTTTTTATTTTTTCACCAGATTTATTCTCAATAATATTTTTAACAACATCACATTCTTTAATATTTGATGGTAAATTACTCAACCCATTTTCAAGTTTACCAGTAAAAATTTCATATGGTCTATCATTTTTTAATCCAACAACTGCTATCCATTTTTCTAATTTATTTTGAAAACGATGGATTTCACCTTTTAATCTTTTTGGTCGTTTTGATACATGTGTTTCTTTAAAATCATCATTCTTTTTAATTTCGTCAATACCCACCAAAACCCCACTTCTACTACCATCACGATAAACAGTTATACCCTTACATCCACTATTCCAACCTGTTTCATAAACTTTTGAAACTATTTCTTTATTAACGTCATTTGGTAAATTAACTGTTACCGAAATTGAATGATCAATATGTTCTTGAATTCTACCTTGCATTTCAACTTTTTTAACCCAATTAATATCAGTTGATGTTGCTTTATAATATGGTGATTTTTTTACGATTTCATTTAATTGTTCTATTGTCATCATTTTAACAATATTAATATCGTATCCTTTTATTTTTAACCATAACTCAAAATTATGGTGAAAAACAATATACTCCATCCAACCAATACCTTCATCATCAATAAAATCAATTCTAATATTTTTTTCATACGGATTAATTTTTCTTCTTCTTTTATATAATAGTAAGAAAACAGGTTCAATTCCTGATGTTGTTTGTGTCATAATTGATGATGTCCCTGTTGGTGCAATGGTTAATAACGATATATTTCTACGGCCAAAGGTTATCATTTCATTATATAATTGAGGGTCTTCATTTAATATTCGTTTTATAAAGGGATTATTTCTTTCTTTTTCTGTATTATATATTGAAAATGAACCACGTTCTTTAGCCATTATTACAGATGAACGATATGCACTTAATTTTAATTCCTTATGAACACTTACACTAAAATCAGTAGCATCATCTGTACCATAGTAAAAACCTAATGCAGCAAGCATATCACCCTCACCAGTAATGCCAAGTCCTGTCCTACGACCAAGTTGAGTTTTTTTACGTATTTTATTCCATAGATTTATTTCAACATATTTAATATCATCATCCTCTGGATCAGATTTAACTTTTTCTAAAATTTTATCAATTTTTTCCAATTCCAAATCAACAATATCATCCATATATCTTTGAGCTTTTTGAACATCACTTTTAAATAATTTCCAATCAAAATATGAATTTTCCTTAAAAGGATTTACCACATAACCAAATAAATTTAGAGAAAGTAATCTACATGAATCGTAAGGAGGTAATGGTAATTCACCACAAGGATTAGTACTAGTTTCAACCCATTCTTTACCATAACAAGACGGTATTGATTCACTAATTATTTTATCCCAAAATAATATTCCCGGTTCTGCTGATTTCCAAGCATTATAAGTTATTTTATTCCATAATTTTTGTGGATCAATTGTTTTTGTTAATATAGGATTATTTGATTCAATTGGAAATTGTTGTATATATGGTTTATTATCAATAACAGACTTCATAAAATCGTCACTAATTTTAATAGATATATTTGCACCAGTAACTTTACCATTTATCATTTTAGAATCAATAAATGCCTCAGAATCAGGATGCTTAATTGAAACAGATAACATTAATGCTCCCCTTCTTCCTTGTTGTGCCGTTTCTTTTGTTGAATTAGAATATCTATCCATAAAAGGAACTATTCCTGTTGAATTAATTGCACTATTTTTTACTGGTGTAGTTGATGGTCTTATATTAGATAAATCATGACCAACACCACCTCTACGTTTCATTAATTGCGCTTGTTCTTCATCTATTCTCATGATACCACCATATGAATCCGATTCATTTCCAATTACAAAACAATTACCTAAAGACACAATTTGATAATCATTTCCAATTCCAGACATTGGTGATCCTTGTGGTATTATTCTTTTAAAATATTTTATTGTATTATAAATTTCTTCTTCACTTATCGGGTTAGGATATTTTGATTCAATCCTTGATAATTCTTTAGCAATTCTACGATGCATATCATCAGGTGTGAGTTCAAATAAAGTGTCGTTATTTTTTAAACAATATTTTTTAATCCATACATCTCTAGCTAATTCATCACCATTAAAATATTTTAATGTTTCAATTTCTACCTCTTTTTTTGTGTAGATTGATCGTATATCCATAAGTTTTTTTATTGTTTATTAATTTAATTTATTATTTTGATCGTTTTTTTGATCGAATAGTTCTTTAATTCTATTTTTTTTGTTGGTTTCTTTTTCTTCTTTAAAACCAAGGAAAGTGGTTACTTCATCTGTACTAATTCTTAAATATTCATTATCAAATGGACAATTATTAAAAATATTTCCATCAGGTCCGATTCTTGATTTTAAAATTGAAATATTAGCAAGTTTACTTTCTTTTTGTTCTAATGATTTTGCAACTGAAATTACAATATGACCAATATATGCCTTTTTAATTGAACCTGACATTTGATCCGCTGTAACAATATCAGCACCAATTGAACCCCTAGTTCCTTGTGTGGCTACCCAAATACCCACATTGAATTCATCACACATGGTTTCTAAACTTCTCATTATTGCCCCCTCACCTTTCCATTCTTCACCATCCGCAGAATTACCGGATGTAATACAATCCACATAATCAATAATAATAAGATCCGGATAAAAATCTTCTGACCTTAATTTTCTTATCATTGATTTAATTTGACCAATTGTTGTTGAATCACTAGGCATTTTGGTTAATTTCAATTTACCTGTGGAACGGTTTTGTGCTTCAGTTACTTTTTGGAAAACTTCTTCCTTATTTTCCTTTTGATCGTATGAAGAAATTCCCGACCATATTGTATAATGTTTTTGACGAATATTAATTTTATTATCTTCAAAAAAGATATGTAAAACATTTTTTCCTACATTAAAAGCTGTATTAGCAAATTTTGTCAATACAGTTGTTTTACCAACCCCGGTTGGTGCGAGAATAACACCTAATTCACCCTTTGCGAGACCACCTAGTAATACATTATCAATTCCATCAATACCCGTTGGTATTGGTTCTCTTAATTCAACCTCTAACGATGCCATGATATCTTCAAAAACATCAGTAACATTATTAGTATCGACCCCAACTTGGATTGCTTTTCTGATTAGATCTTCAATTTTATCATAATCTTCGAACTTTCCGTTGTCGATAATTTTTTGAACTTTCTTTATCTCTTTCTTTAGTACCTGTTGTTTACAAAATTTAATGGATTTCGATTTAACATATTCAATGTCAATTTTTTCCTCATTATCTTTAATATCGTTCAACGTATCAATATGAACTTTAGGGTCTTCCTTTCCTTCCGATTCAGATATAATCGTAGCGGTTAAGGTTTCATACGATGGTATTGTACCATATTCCTCATGATGTTCTTTTAATAGTTGCATAATATATTTCAAATAATGATTATCGAAATAATTACTTTCCATAAATTCAACAATGGTACTTGCAAAGGTTCTGTCTTCAATTATAACTTTCATTAGTTGTAATTGAAAACTAGAACCTAAATGACCAAAATTTCTTATACT